CAATAGGCACTTCGTATTTTTTAATAACTGTTCCTGTTAATATTACTTTCATTTATCTCACCGTAATAGTTAAGTTTTTCACTGTATTCACCTTTAAAATTTTGTAAAAAACAATTGGTTGAATACCTCACACCTTTTTCTATTTTATTTACTTCATGCACCCAATAATAATCTGCAGGAAAAATAAGAGCCTCTCCTTTTTTTAATTTTACCCTTACGTTATTTCCCCAAAAACCAAAATCTCCTCCTTCGTAATTATCGTTAAGATTAATGGTGCAGCTACCATATACACCTAAATTGTGATCCACATGAGGATGTATTTGTGAACCCTCTTCGTATTTTAATAATCTGTATTTATGTGGATACAAAAGAGTCAATCTTCTATGAACGTGAAACATTTTAAAACTATCCATGTAATCATGAAATAAGTTTATCATTTGTTTTACTTTCTCATGAACTAAATTACATGCTTCGCTATCTTCTTCAAGTGTCTGTGCTAAAAAGCTTGATGTTTGTTCAAGACCTGTAAAAGCGTTAGCACATTGTTCCAAGTATGTTTTTGATTTATGGGAGTTGTACGTGTCTATTAAAAAGTCGCACTCCTCATCAGTTAGTAATTTTTCTTTTTTAAAGATTAATTTCTCTAAATTTATCATTCTTTTTCTACGGCTTTCATAGCATAAAATTTATGTCAAGAAAACATTTTTAAATAATTCTGTTGCAGACACAAAAAATATGCTTACATTAGGTTCTCACCAAAATTAACAATCATAGGAGACAAATATGGAAAACGAAGATATAAATAAAGCCATTGCCTACCTTGCAGATAAGGTGAGCAAATACCACGAACGACTATTAGCTGTAGAAAGAGACACTGAAAGACACATTAAAAACACAGAGCAGCATTGTTGTGATGATTGTGAATGTAAGAAATCCTAAGACTTAGGAGTCTGACCTAACATATCTTTTAATGATGGAGCAAATACTTTAACATCTCGTCTGATTTTTTCAGCAGTTGTTGAAGTGTTTGGATCATCTATGTCAGCTTGCATTGCTTCTTCTGATTCATATTCTTGACCAGTATCCATGTTGGTAAGAGTAGTTTCTGTTTTTACTTTGTATCTAGGGATGACTCTACCGTCCTCCAAAGTTACTGTTCCTATTTGTTCAGCAGGTTCAATTATCGGCATTTTCTCTCCAATTAATATTAAAACTTAAAATAACTCTATCTTGATTAGAATTATTTATTTGTACTTCATGTTGTAACCATGATGGAAAAAAAATCAATGAATTTTCTTTAGGCTCCCAAGACACGCTGTGAGCTAGATGTATAGATGCATCTTTTTTCTTTGGGGGTGATAACACCTCCGCCTGTGGTTTAGGCTCTAGAAACACTAAATTACCGCTATTTTGAGGCACTTTTAGATAGTACACTCCAGACAGATAATTGTAAGGATGTGTATGCACGTTATTTCTAGATCCCGGTGGATTTATCATACCCCATAAACCTGTCATTTCAGGGACATATTTATCTTGCACATCTAAATGCCCAAAGCATTCTTTGGCTTTGTATAATATATCACCAACGGTGCTTTTAAATTCTTCATCTTTGTAAAGCTCATCGTTACTGTGCCAGCCCCCAACATTGGATCTTGGCATGCCTTTTTCGTCTTTTGCTTTTATTTCGTATAGTCGATCTATTAAATGACCGTGGCCCAAGACTTCTGTCATCATAACAGGTGTAATAAATAGTGATTGTAAATCCATTCTTTTTCTCCTTACAGTTGACCTTTTGTAACCTCCATATCAGCTACAGTTATGTGAACTTGATTAGCTGCATTGGCTTGTACTTTCAACACATCAGATTCCTGCAAGACAATCATGCCTCCAGTAATTCCGTCGTGTTGATTTAATAAATCCACCGTTGCTCCTGCAGCTATGCTTTTTTGGTGAAACTGTTTAAATGTGGCAGAACTTCTAAGTGTTTGTACATCTAGAAGTGTAGCACTACCAGAGTCATTACAAACGATTAAAGATTTAATTATTATAGTAGTTGGCGGAACAGGTGGTGTAGCGCCAGGATTAGCTGTGGGCACAGTTATCAAAGTTGTTAGGTCTGTCGTAGTGACATCTAACATAGGTCCTCTAAATGTATTAGCCAAGGAAAAATGTCTCCGATTCTGATTCTTCTCTTAAATCTTGTTGAAAGTTTGTATTAAGTAAGAAAACTATTTGTTCTAATAATCTTATCATTTGGTCAAACTGACTTGCGTCATATTCTTCTGTAGCGTTTGGTAATCTAGTTATATTTATTTTAGCCATTATCTTCTTCCATCAGGTCTTATTTGCAGCTTCTGTGAACCAAGTCTCCAAGGCGTATCATCTACACTGTTTGTCGTGTATCTAATTTTAACAGCCCTACCTCTACCTCTTACACTAATTTTTTCTGTCGTGCTAGTTATTGTGCCACTGGTTGTTACGTTAGCTGCAGACTGAGGGTATTGCTCTAAAGTTAATTGTGCCGTCATTGTGTTCGTTAGATTGTCAAAATCTGGCACTAATTTACTTACCGACATTAATTGATCTCCGTCCGCTATCTCAACAGACCCTGTTTCTAAAAACGCTGTAATCGCTGATCCATCTGCTTGATTATTACCAGACTCGTGTTCAAATATAGAGGATGCTCCCGCAGTTAATCCCAGTATGCTTGTGGCATTAGCAGTTGCAGATGCACTATATTCTGTGGCTATTGGTTTTTCATAAACATAAGCACCGAGCCAAGTAGTTCTAGCTAAATTTATTGTATACCAAGTTCCTTCAAGATAGTTATAAGCGACTGCTCTATCTATTTGTGTTGCATTTGAAGATGGATAGTACCAAATTATTTCATTAAAAGCTGTATTTAAGCCAACAGCTATATCATTTTTGTTTGTGTAACTAATATCATCAAAGACATAGTCTTGCACCGAACATGGCATTTTTTTGACAACACCATCAAAAAGATAGAATGCGTCATCAGACATCCAATATGCTTTACCATTTACTTCTATGGCTGCATGTTGAGCTATCAAGCCTGCGTTAGCACCCAGTTGTCTAAGACCAAATGTAAAAGGTGTACCAACAAATTGAATACCATGTAATGATGTGTCCGTCCAAACTAGTATCTGACCTGTAGATTTAACAGCGCCAACGATTCTAGACCCATCAGTAATTCTCAAAGATCCAGCTTCGTTTGTAGCAACAGGAGTGTAATCTGTTGCATCCTCTCTATCTGAAAACCTAAATAGTAAATCATCTTGTGTAGCTGTATTACCAATTGTTGTCTCGGTTCCGAATATTAATAAATGTCTTGTATCTGTAGAAACAAGGCTAAATCTAGATGCCGTAGGAGCATTGGATAACGCTGTGGCTCTTGCGGCTAGACCTCCTGACGTATCCCAAATAAACGTACCGCCATTTAAAACTGTTGCAATTAAATCCTCACCGAAATTATCAAGTGACCAGTTCCTGCCCTCTACAACAACATTAGATGAAGATCTTGGTGTGTCCCATGTGCTAGCTCCCCATGTTTCAGTGCCCCATCCATAGCCATATGTTGAAGACGTAGGTCCAGGATTTATTTGATAGCTTGCATCTGTAGAACCACCGCCTGCTGCCGTGGTGCCAGAGGCATTTGTTCCAGCATTTATTGTATAAGTATTAGCTGTTGGCACAGTTAAAACTTCGAACTCATTATTAAAATCTATGCCGTCAACAACATTTGTAGCAGAGCCATTATCAAAAGTAACAAACGCACCAATTTCAGCTTGATGAGCATTGTCAGTTACTGTTACTGTGGAAGAGCCACTTGATGTGGCAAAAGGATTTGTAAGACTAGCGGTTCTTCTTATAGGTGTAATGTCATAAACTTTACCCTCAGAAAAAATATATAGTTTTCTATCTGAGCCTAAAGCCAAATATCTCGTTCCGTCTAAGCCTATCCAAGAGTGTGTATCTCTAACAGCGCCAACCACCGTAACGTTTGGATTGGGCAAATTAACCCATCCACCCCATCTTTCTGGCTTACCATAGTGAAATCTTACAAAATCAGAATCCACATATTTACGTTGATCACCGGCAGAATAGGCAGTATCTTGCTTGTCTACGCCCGGTTTAAACTTAAGATCCACTAATTTCATGGTTTAAGATTTTAACTTATTTTTCTGGTTGAAACCAGACAATTATTGAAAATCTAGGTGAATTGCCCTCCGCTGCATACAATAAAGGTGAGTGAATACAAGTGTCAGCATTAAAGATTACTGCTCTGTTCGGACGAAATCCGACAGCAGTATTTAGCTCGAAAGCTCCGTCTCCTATTTCATTGTAAAATCCTGTTCCTGCATTAAGTTTTGTGTCACCACTTAAATAAATTATTAAGTGCTTTTCTTTAGGAAACATCAATTTATCGGTATGTGGAGTTGCCTTCTTAGTATTTACACATGTGAAAGCCGCAAGATGTATATTTTTTATTTTTACATTAAAATGTTTTATAATAGATTTTTCTAGATCCTTAAGCAAATCGTCGTTTTTGTCTATTGGATTTGATAAAAAAACATGCTCTTCATAAATGCCGGAGCCTTGTGTAATATTTTTACTACTGTAGTCTAAACCAACACTATAGTTTGCTAGTTTTAAAAAGAACTCTTTCGGTAAAAAATTGTCTTGTACTTGTAATTCTAAATTCATTTGGTGCCTTTAAATTGAGTTGCCACATTACCTCTAAATGCATAGTTTCCGTAATGAGTCATACCACTCATAATATCTGCATATATTTTACCACCCATGTTTTGCCACAATCTGCAAAAAGCATAATCCTCGGACAAATATCTTTTTGTTTCTGGCTCTATTGTAGTATCAAAAAATGTATAATTCCAATTAGACGTTTGGTGATAATCAAATTCTTTATCATGAGATTGATTAATATGTTGATCAGGTATAAATTTTAACTCAGGATATGCAGTTGCCATTCTCTCAAATACGTTTCTTTTAATTAACATAAAACCTGTTGCACCGTCCATAACTTCAATAAATCCTTTTTGCATCTCTATTCTATCAGGATTTTTTACATTTAAATTATATTGCAAGGATGCCGCTAATAGCTCGTCTTCAGACATTTCTGGATTTTCTTTCAATCTTTTTTTTACTTTTATCCAATCAATAGTTTTTCTAGGATAAACTCCCGTTACCACGTCTTTATTAAACTCTATCATTCTAATAACTGATTCTGGATTAAAAGCTATATCAGCATCTATAAACAAAAGATGTGTGTAGTCACCATCCATAAACAGTTGAACTAAAGTGTTTCTAGCCCTGGTAATTAATGACTCATTACCAATTGTTCCAAATTGTAATTCTATTTTTTTACTTGCAGCTAAAGCCACAAGCTGCATGCAGCTTTTAAAATAGTCAGCAGTTATCATGCCTCCATAACAAGGTGTGCCAATAAATATCTTAATCATGAAATAAATAAATTAGATGAAATAATAATTCTTTCAGAGTTGTCATTATGATGAACGTTATGAAACAGCTCAGACGGAAATATTATAAACTTACCTATTTCAGATGACTCAAAATGATACTGCATTTCTGATGTAGAATTAGGAGAAAAAAATTTTGTACCGCCAGAATTATTAGTTAAATAAAGAATACTTGAAAAATTACAATCATGTGTTTTATGATTATGCGTATCATGCCAACTGTTCTGATAATAAATTGCTGTCCAATAATTAAGAACTTGCACGTTTTTGTCTTGAAAAAAAGAATTAATTAACATTGTTAGTTTTTCATATTCATAAATTTTAGCTGGATTTTCATAGTCTGTGTAATAACCATTACCATAGTCGTTATTATTTTTATTATAAAAGTAACTTGTCTCTTTTATCTTGTTTTTTAATTTAGAGATCTCCGATAACAACGGAGATATTTCATTAGTATTAAAATAAAACTTTTTAATTTTTGTTGGAAATATTATCTTTTCATCTATTTTCATACAGTCTCCTTGTCAACATATAGGTACTTTATTTCTGCTTGTTTTATTGCATCAATGGCTTCTTCATAAGTATTTACTAATGGATACCCGGCTAAATTTAATGAAGTATTTAATAATATTGGCACGTTTGTTTTTTCATAAAAAGCTTTTATTAAATTATAAAAAAATTTATTTTGTTTTTCTGTCACTGTTTGAATTCTACAAGTTTTATCCACGTGTGCGATAGCAGGTATTAATTTAATTTTTTCTTTTTTTACAGGTATACTATACAACATATGTGG